TTCCTCGTCGGTCAATTGTGATGCAGGTATCATTCCAGCCGCTACCATCTGGGCGCGTTTACGTTCCGCGATCATATCAGCCGCCGGTGTGTTGATGTTCTGCAACATAATATCGCCAGCGATCTCCATAATGCTTGGATCGACTTTAGCCATATTGATAATGGTTTGCAGGGTTTCCTGTTGCCGGTTTTTGTATGATGGGCCTGCGCGACATATCACGTCATACGTTCCCACTGACAGATCGTTCAGCACCTTAATCTTGCCGGTCTGCTGATCTATCACCTCCTGATTAATCTCAGACATTTCAAAAGAGCCATCCTCGCGCAAGATACGGATAATGCGGCTGGTGTCATAGACTTTAGGTATAGCGTCGAGCAGCACCTTGCCTGTGTAAGCAATAGCAATCTCCAAAGCCTTGAAATACTTGTACGTCCCATTGTCGCCCTTGTTTTGCAGAGCCTCGATAGCCACGCCTGATTGAGCGTCTGGATTGTCGCCCATTGAAGCAGCAAACATTCCCGCACTCATTGTTATCATGCCGCGCATCGACTCGGATATTGTGCGCAGTCCCGGATTAACCTGCGCCCCGCCTTGCTGCTGCGGAACCTGTGGGTATTGTGGATCGACGTTATAGAACTGTACCGGGTCGGAGTTAGTGTTCAGCGTCCGGATTGAATCCTCGTGCCCAGATGCCTGCGTGAGAGTCATCCAGTATTTGGCCCTCGGTGCTAGTGCGCCCTCCTCGATCTCTCGTGACAGTGAGTAGTTCAGCACCCTCTGTGGGTCAAGCAATTTCTCCACCGCGCCCCAGTAGATAGTCTTGTTTTCATTTATCTTAAAGTTACCGTACAAAGGAATAATTGGCAGTGTCGAGAATACAGTCTCGTTGTGTTCCTCAAGCCATCCGTCTTGATCAAATAGTCGTGAGCATACCTTGCGATCCTGCCTGATACGTCTACGTACCTCAGTAATGCCGAGTTGAGCTAGGTCATCCTGCATTGCCTTATAGTCGTCGTTGATCTCGTACACCTGACCACTAGACATCAGCACTAACTCTCTTGGCTCGGTCTTGATGTACAGAAACTCGCCTATTACAACCGTGTCGGCTTTGTCATAGTATGCCGATCCAGCCCTATCATCAGATACAGACAGCCCGCCGCGATCTGGGAATCTGGCCTCGTACTCACTGACTGCCGTAGGATGTAACACGAAACCATATCGAGCATCGCTCTTATCCGCCTTATCAGCAGCCGGATCAAACCACACTCTATCGACGTAGTTGCCGATGCTCTCAATAATCAGGTCTTGGTCAAAAGAGTTGTCGTCAACGTATTTAGTCGATACCCGCCATCCGTCTAGCCCGGCGGTAATCATTGATCTAGCAGATGATCCATAAACATGGCTGGCATTACTAATGTTTTCTATGTTGCGGATTATGCCGTCGAGCGTGATAGCCGTTTTCTTGTTAGCAACACCACCAGCCGGACTAACTTTAATATCAAAGTCGGCGTTCTGGATTTCGCCCGCTATCTGGTCAATGATGGGATTAACCATATCAAACGTGTATCTGGGCTTGGCTGCATTGTTAGACCACCAGTACGGCTCCCACTGTCCATCGCGCTTGTCAACAAACAGGTGAGCCTCACGCGCAGCCTCTCGGTTATCGTGGTCGGCTTCTTGAGCATCTGTAAGCAAGTTGAGTATGATACTGTGGTCAGTGTAATCAATGCCCTCGTACTCATCTTCAGGATTGGTTTCTAACTCAGCCTTTTTCTGCTTAGTCAGTTCTAGTGTGCCGAACTCGTCCGGGTCAGTCATCGAGCTTTCGGAATCATCATACTCAACCATTTGACCACCCTGTAAATTTAATTGTGTTTACTTTATTTAGCTGTATTTTGGGAGAAAACATCGACATCATAAGCGAGTCCCCAAGGTTGGGTGATGGCAACTCATACGGCTTCTTCTTCATCTCGATCTTGCTCATAATCTGGATTTTACCATTGTTACTGCGCTTGAGTGGTATACGGCACACCTCAGAGCGTAGCTGATCGAGACAGTCAATACTTGATGACAGGGATAGCATATCATCTGGATTAGTATATACGCCACCATTGACAGCTCGGAACGTGGCCTCAAACCGTTCCCTGAGTTTCCACCAGTATTGAGCGCGTTTGTTCAAGAACGTATCCCGGTTGGTCTTTAGCTGCTCTTTACCGTGAGCATAAGCTGATTCTGGATCATCTGGCGACTCGCTGCCTCGGAACATCCACCACTGAGTGCGAGTGCTTTCAAGTGCCTGCTCGACCTGTCGCTTGAGAGCAATACCCATCCCATCGCAATCCCAAACAAACCAGTCAGCACTTGCAATACGCGCCTGCTCTAACGCCCAGTCCATGCCGGCGTTGCTGTCGCCTGTCAGCCTTTCTCTCACGTCCAGCACCACCGAGCCTCGACGGATCACCAGACCTTTACTGTCTCCGCCCTCATCGCTAGGGTCGTGGCTGGCTATAATCGCACCGGATGCAGCAAACCCTAGCTTAGTGTGCGCATCAATGGCCGCGTCGAACCACTCCACTGGGATAATGCAGTCCTCAACCTCATCGTAGTACTCGCCTTCCCAGATGTGCCGGTAGAGAGCAGAGGACATATTGCCTTTATCGTGCAGCCTCTCCTGCTCTAGCACGGCCGGAAACAAACGGTTATCAGTGTGATTGAGCCAGATAATCATGTGTAGATCATCCTCGTAGTACCGATCACGCCTCAACTGTTTCTCGAAGGGCTTAATAAATCGCTGACTGAACGTATCCGCGCTGTGCCTTGGATTGCCAGTCATCCATACCTCAGAGTCAGCCTCGCGCAATGTCGGCGTTAGAGCCTTGAGCGAGTCGAAGCTGATGGTCTGAGCCTCCTCTACCCAGAACCGATTAAAGCCGTACATCGACTTAATTCCCTCAGCATTGCGCGCCAAGCCCCTGAATTTAAACGCATCTTGCCCCAGATACTGGATCGAATTCGACTGGACGTTAAAGCCTGATAATCCTAGCCTATCAATCTCGCCAGATAACAGGGATAAAACCGAATCATCCATCGAGACTTGGAACTCACGAAAGCAACCGACCTTTAACCCCTTGGTCATTGAGTCCATTAAGCATATGTCGCCCACTGAAACAGATTTGCCTGATCCTCTGCCGCCTATGACGATCTTAAACCGCTTAGGTTGCTGGATCAGTGGCAGAAGCCGCTTAGGGATCCGCATCTCAGGCATGGTTAGAATCTATAACCTTAATCGTCCACGTTGTATCGGTTTTGATCGATCCGCCATCCACGCCAGATTGCTCAACCCGGTCAGCATATCCGTGTTTTGACAGCACCAGCTTGGAGATAGTCGAATTAAACACGCCAGACAATCCCTTTCCAATCAAAACGTTATGCTGTTTAGCTAAACAAGATTCTAACATGGCTTTAAAATCTTCTTTGCCGGGTTCGTCGCGCCACCTGTAGAGCGTAGTTTTATCTATCTCTAACGCCTCCATCAGCCCTTGATGGGACGGTATGCCATGCTCGTAGATTGTCTCGTACTCGCCCTCAATGTAGCCCCAAGCCTTGGTCATTAGCTCGTCGCAAAATAGTGTTGGTCTGCCTCTTGCCATAATTTATCCTCCATTATGTGTTGGCATTATAACCTAATCCCAGCTATCAAAGTATTTATTGTTGCGCACCGGTGCTTTGTGTGATCGAGAGTAAGCAATATTTTTGCTAGTTATGTATCCCATCACTTCGCCAGATATATGTGCGCCCGGATCAAGCTGCTGAAACTTAGGCCAAGCCCCGAATTTCTCTTTGAATTTAAACGCCGCCCATCCAGTTTTATAAGATTTCTGCGCAGCGTAGGCTAGTAACCCTGCATAGAACTGGTGCTGGTATGCCGGAGATGCTTGTGTTGCCGTTTGTTTTGCCTTCTCAAGCCTGCCAAGCAATGATTTGTCAGACTCCAATAGTTTCGGAGCCGCATAAGTGTATCCACAACCACCACACCGCATCCCTATCATAATCTTGCCACACGCTGGGCAATCGCTGGATTTGGATTCAGCCTTCTCTTTACGCACTTGATTTTGTTCGTTGAATTTCTTTTCGCCATCGTCGAGACTTTCGGGAACCATCGCTTCAGCAAAACCATGCCGCTGAACATTACCAGCATGATCGAGATAGATCGCATAGTCCTTTCCATCCGATATGCGCATGATCCTGCCTGCTCGCTGCTGGTAGACAATCTTGGATTTAGTCGGATAGCAATCAATCAGACATCGAGTTGTCGGAGAGTCGTAGCCAACCGCCAGTAACTGTGAACACGAAAGAACTTTAAACGCGCCGCTGTTGTGGCCAGCATACAACTCTTGCCTTCTAACCTCTGGTGTGTACCCATCAATATGCTCTGCTGTGATTCCGTGTTGGCGGAATAATGTCACTAGCCCTTCAGAATGCTTGATTGACGGACAGAACGCGATTGTCTGAGCCTCCTCACCTCTGAGCAGCCAGTTGCGTACTATGTCACCAGTGAGCTTAGAATCGCTCTCAGTGGCCTCTGCCATTGCTGCCGGGTCAAAGTCTTTACCACCAGTGGACAGGGTTTTAACTTTCATGCCCCTCGTGTTGACCGATGCCCCGCCGTAATAGTGCACCGGAGCCAGATAGCCTTGGTCGAGCAGTTGTTGTGACGTGATCGGCACAATCAGATCGTCGTAGTATTTGCCAAGCCCCTTGGAGTATGGAGTTGCCGATAGCCCGATAAACGGAACCATATCATAACGCCCCATTAGATCAATCATCGACTGCGGCAAAACGTGACACTCATCGACGATTGCGAAGTCAAACTCTGGTTTACGCCCCTTGCGAGCCACGGTCTGGACACTAGCAATCTGGATCGGCTTGCTGTAATCGGTCATCCAGTGGTCGGCTTGGATCACGCCAAAATCAATGTCGAGAGCCTCAAACGCTTTAATTGTCTGGTCTATCAACTTGATCCTGTCGGCAAAAAATATGCACCGCATACCAGCAGCCGCCGCAGCTTTGAGCATATACGCTGCCACCAGCGTTTTGCCGAAAGAGCAGGGAGCCGCCAGTAACGGTCGTTTGTTACCAGATGCCAGCGATTTGTTGATTTGGTCAACTGCCAGCTTTTGATGAGGTCTTAGAATCATTCTAGATTTCGCCTGTAAACTGCTGTTATTATTGATATTTTTGGCCACAGTATTCTTTGAGGAGCTATGGGACACTAGCCCGTTAACCCACCCTCTAGCCAGCCTCTCGAGCCGGGATTGCACATTTCGTGCATATTCTGAGCATGTACAAATTAGACTAATTTCCGGAACCATCGACTCCCTGTCTGCTGGTCTGCATCACTTCTAACCCGTCGTCATAAACGTGTCCACTAACCCGGTTTGCCCACCTCACTCTGCTGATCGGTGGCAGTCGCTCCTCATTCCTGAGCCTAATCTGGGATCCCGGCTTAAGCCCCGGTGGCCTGTTCTACTCGTTCCTAGATCAGCTCTAGGCGCATCCCGTAGGCAGTCCCATGACAGGACGGTTTTGCCTCTTGAGTTTAGCCAGTCAGTAGTTGCCCCACACTGGATCAATTGGATTAAGTCAATACTAATAATGTGTTGCTATCAGATGGGAGAATCGTGATAATACCAGCCGTCGGTAGGTTGATTCTTTTCACTGGCTCATTAGTATCAACTGGACTACATATCCAACCGATGACTTAAGTATACGCTCCCGTGTGTACCTAAGCAAGCCCTTAGACCAAAAATCTAGGGGCTTTTTTTATGCTCCAGCCGAAATAGGTTCGGCGAGCTTGAAATCGGCTATAGTATTGAAGTTTCCTTCCCTGCCGCCAGCCATTCGGAAGTTTTTGAACGTCCAGCCCTCGCGTAGCCAGACGTTATATTTATAATTAATGCCCTCGTCAG